GAGCTGTTCAAGATATTTGGACAGGCGGAGGTGCCGGTGCAGTCAACCCTATTCTAGGGATGTTTGCTAAAGCACAGAGTGCGTATTATCCTGAGTTTGTTGAACGTCAACGTCTCATCGCTCAAGGTATTGATCCTGACTCTGTTGTTCCTCGTGATGCTGCTTCTGCATCTTATCGATATGCAGGTATTAGTCCTGATACGGTTGAAGCTAATCGTGAAGTTGCTTCACTGCTTGGGCGTTACCCTGCTCCTTCTGAAGTTCCTGTAACTCCAGAACCTCAACCAGAATCTTTAGATCGCTCATATCCTGCACCTGTTTATGTAACAGGAGATGAAGGAGTTATATTAGCTCAGTCGTATCCTGTCTCTAGCGGGGGCGGAAGCTACTACACTCCCTCGGAGTCCTATGCAGCCTCTATTGCCTCTGGTTGGAATCCTACAGCAGCTAACTATGTTGGTGGTGTCTACGCTGGTGGTACTAGCGAAGGCGAATAACCATGAGACACTCCATTGGCCTCACAATCCCAGCAGCTACGTTGACTACAATGTTCACTGTTCCTGAAGGCTATGTTGCCGAGGTGGACATGATGTACATTCACAATAAGTCTGCTACCAATAAGACTATTGATGTTTACTGGCAACACGCTCATGACCCTACGCATCAGATCTACATCCTTGATGACAAGCTCTTGAGCGCTAAAGACTATCTTCAATTCAGTGATGGCACTGTTGTCTTGCAAGCTGGTGATGCTCTGAAAGTCTTGACCGAGACGGGCAGCGACTACACAGTGATTGTCACCTTTGATCTACGTAAAGAGAAACCACTGTATACCTTCTTGAACGCCTAAGAATAAGGAACTCTTATGAATTACCTTCAGCTAGTTAATTCAGTTCTCCGACGATTGCGGGAGTCAGAAGTGACTACTGTTCAAGGAACTGGTAATAATAACTCTTACGCTCGACTCATTGGTGATTTTGTCAATGAAGCTAAGGCTACTGTTGAGAGTGCTTGGCAGTGGTTGGCTCTAAAGCAAACGGTGCCTGTAACTCTGGTGTCTGGAACTTCTGAGTATCAGTTGAGTCCTTCCTTCAATGGATTCCAACCTGAGATGGTCTACAATGAGACTCAGAAGTGGGAACTTGAAGAGATGCCTCATACGTGGATGATTGAGCAAGTTACCTTTGGTACTAACGACAATGCTCCTCCTACACACTTCTCGTATAGTGGCGTAGACAGTGCTACTGGTAACATCAAGGTTACTTTCTTTCCTACGCCTAACGCAGCAGGGAGTGTGAAGTTCTATGGTACCGTTCGTCCTAGTAATCTTACTGCTGATTCTGATATTCTGCTTGTACCTGAAAGACCAGTGATTCTACTGGCTACTGCGATGGCTCAAGAGGAACGTGGTGAAGACGCAGGACAGCAGAGCATCAATGCTTATCGTCTTGCTCAGAGTGCTCTGGCTGATGCTATCAGCTTTGATGCTGCCCGACAAACTGAAAACACTACTTGGTACGAAAAATGAAACAGTTGGAAGCAATTAGCGTTGTAGCTCCAGGCTTTGCTGGACTAAACCTCCAAGAAAGTCCTGTTACTCTTAACTCTACCTACGCTCTGGTTGCAGATAACTGTGTCATTGATAAGTCTGGACGTATTGGCTCTAGGCGTGGGTGGACTCAGAAGACTACTACAGGTAGTGCTCAGTTGAGTGGGAACTCTATTGAGTTCATCCATGAGCACGTTAATGCTGATGGTTCCTACACTGTGCTCAGTGGTGGTAATAATAAGTTGTTCTCTGGTGGCATTGGTGCTACTCTGACGGACATTACGCCAGCAGCGTATACTGTTACAGGTAACAACTGGAAAGCTGCTACTCTGTTGGCTCATACGATGCTTGTGCAGGACGGTCATGAGCCTATCATCTACACAGCAGGGACTGCACAGGACTATGGAACCTTCACTGCCAATACGCCTAACTTTGGCAGTAACACTCTGCGTGATGTTATTGCAGCTTATGGACGGCTCTGGGCACATGACGGAACTACTGTTTACTGGTCTACTGACATTGCTGATACTATCTTTCCTGAGTTTTATGATGGTTCTTCTGGTACTCTGAACATTGCTTCAGTACTGCCTGACAACACTGACACCATCGTAGCCCTTGCTGCTCACAATAACTTCCTGATCATCTTCTGTGAACGTAACATTGTCATTTACTCAGGTGCTGATGACATCCTGAGCAATACCTTTGCAGTACAAGACATCATCACTGGTGTAGGCTGTATTGCTCGTGACAGTATCCAGAATACTGGCTCTGATATTATCTTCTTGTCTGACGCTGGTGTACGTAGTCTTGGTCGAGTCATTCAAGAGAAGTCTCTGCCAATGCGTGACTTGACGAAGAATGTACGAGATCAGTTCTTGGCTGTTGTACAGAATGAAGTTGACACTAACGGATCACTGAATAAGGTTAAGAGTCTTTACAGTGAACGTCATGCCTTCTATCTGATTTCCTTCCCAAGCATTGAGCGTGTATACGTTCTAGACATGAGGTCTGCACTTGAGGATGGATCTTCAAGGATCACTAACTGGATTAGTTACAAAGCTAAAGCATTCTTGCGTAGGCGTAACCGTGATATTCTCTTGGGAATGATTAACGGTATTGGCCTGTACGAAGGATATACTGATAACGGTAGTCGTTATCGGATGAAATTCTTTACGAATTATCTTGATTTTGGTGCACCAACTGTGCTAAAATTAGTCAAGAAGATTAAAGCTACTGTCTTAGGTGGATCTGAGCAATCATTTGTGTTTAAGCTAGGGTATGACTACATTGGTAGTTCATTCTCGTTTCCATTCACGATCCCTGAGAATGGCCCTTATGAGTATGGCCTTGATGAGTACATGGATGCTCAATACACAGCAGGCATTGCTGTAGAACAGATTAACAGTCCTGGACTAGGCTCTGGTAATCTAATCCAGATTGGTTTTGAATGTAACGTTGATGGTTCTCCTGTCAGTGTACAGAAGGTAGACCTCTTTGTGAAAACTGGTAAACTATCCTAACGAGGAACTATAATGACAGACTACGTAAAACTCACGGATTTCAGTACCAAAGATGCTCTGCCTTCTGGTGATCCTAGTAAGGTTGTTAAAGGTACTGAGATTGACGATGAATTTGACGCTATTGAGACTGCTATTGCCACCAAAGCTGATGTCATCGGTGGTGAGCTTGAGAACATTGTCGTCAACGGTGGAACTTACTAAGGAATAAACATGGCTGATGGAACTCCTTTTGATTGGGGCAATGCTTTTAGTACTGGTTTGAATCTCTTCGGAGCATACCAGCAACAACAAGCTGCTAAAGATCAGGCACAGGCTCTAAACAATCTAGGTGCTCAGGCAGCATCAATGACTGAATTCAAGCCTTACTCTGTGACATCTGGTTACGGTACTGGCTACTTTGATACAGCTAAGCAACAAGCTGGTTATGCTCTTAACCCTGTCTTAGAAGCCTTCCGTAATCAGTTCTACGGCGGTGCTGGTAATGTCCTTGGACAGATCAACCTTGATCCTACGAAGGCTGCTGAGCAGTACGTAACTCAACAACAAGCACTGTTACAGCCTACTCGACAGGCTGAAGACATTGCTCTACGTAATCAGCAGCTTAATCGTGGGCGTATTGGCTTGGGTGTCTCTGGTACTGCTATGGGCGCTGGTGGTGCTGGTATGGTCAATCCTGAACAATATCAACGTGATCTTGCTCGTGCTCGTGCGGATCAAGAACTGGCTACCCGTGCTCAAGAGTACGGTCAAGCTGACATTGATCGCTTGATTGGTCGCGGTCAGGGTCTGTTCCAGTTTGGCGCTGGTATTGAAGAACTTGGTCTGAAGCCTTTGACCTTGGGTGCTGACCTTGGCAAGGCTGTTAGCACTGCTGGTGCCGCTGGTGCTGGGGGCCTCCTGAGTGCTGGTCAGTCCGCTGCTGCTGCTAACCTGTTGGCCGCTAAACAACAAGCTAATCTGTACGCTAATGCCGGACAAGCCCTTGGCGGCATGTTCGGACGTTAAGGAGTAACTATGGCTACTACTGGAATGTTTGATTGGAACCCTAAGAGCCAACTTCAGCTTCAACAAGAGTATCTTCAAGGCATCATTGGTGATAATGCTGATGTAAGTGCTCGCTTGGGTGCCAATATTGGCTATGGTCTTGGTCGTATGTTCGGAGGACAGACTGCACAGGAAGCTGAGCAGAACATCATGAAGGATGTGTTCTCTCAAGCTGCTCAAGAGCAAGATCCTGTGAAGCGACTACAGACTGCTGCGGCTCTCTTCAGGCAGAAGGGCATGGAAGGACGGGCTCAGCAGCTTGAGGCTCAAGCGATGAACATGGTTAAGTCTCAGCAAGACTTGACGCTGGGCGGTATGAACATTCAATCTCTTATTGATGAGCGTAATGCCCGCGTTCAAGCAGGTAAGGATAAAGCAGCAGCTACAGAGGAAGCACTTACTCAACGTAAGAAACTTGCTTCTGTTGTGCAGCGTAAGATTCCTGACTTGAGTGCAGAAGAAGCTGAAGCACTGGTTGTAACTCAACCTGATACTGTTAAAGACCTGCTTAAAACTGCTAAGGTAGACACAGAAGTGGTTGACGCTAATGGGCGTAAACTGCTTATTAACAAAACTACTGGAGCCACTATTGCTGACCTCGGTGCAGCTAAGAAGGGTGGTATTGGTGCTGATATTGCAGAAGGACTTGCTCCTCTGGTCGGCGCTATCTCTGCTAAGAAAGCTGCTGAAGGCTTTGGGTCTAAGTACGGACAACTTACAGGTGAACAAGCTGCTCAAGTTGACGGTAAATATGTTGCTCTTGATAACATCCAAGAGGCTAAAAATATGCTTAAGGGCGGCATTTATGCAGGACAGTGGGGGCCTGAGAAACTGCTAGCAGCTAAGGCAACAGGCGGTATGCTTGGTGATCAGAAGACTGTTGAAAATACTGAACAATTCCTTTCGTATGTTGGTAACATTGTTATCCCTCGTTTGAAGGAATTTGGTGGTAACGATTCTGAACAAGAATTGAAGTTTTTGCAGAGTGTTATGGCAGGCAACCAGCGTCTTGAACCTAAGTCAATGGAACGTATCTTGACTTCTGCTGAGAAAGCTATTAACCGTGGTCTTGAACGCCTTAAGCGACAAGCTGGAAGTATTGCTGAAGGCACAGCTCCTCCTCTGGACGCAGGCCCTTCACGTTCTCAGCCTAAGCCCACGATGCGCTTTAATACCGCTACTGGAAAACTTGAAAAGGTGCAATAATGCCTAAGTACATTGAAGTTGGACAGGATGTAATCGAATTTCCTGATAACATGTCCGATTCTGATATTGAGACAGTGTTATCTGCTCAATTTGGAGGAACTAAGAAAGAAGAACTTAAGCCTGCTCCCGCTCAACGTACTTCTTCAGTCTGGGAAGAAGCAGGACGACAACTAGGCTTGACAGCCCGTGCTGGACTGACAGGTCTTACGAGTCTTCCTGCTATGCTAGCAGAGCCTATTGTCTACGGTGTCAATAAGATTGCTGGTAGACAAATCCTTCCTTCTCAGCAGGCTGCTGTACAGAACCTTCTGACTCAGATGGGTCTTCCAGAGCCTCAAGGACGGCTTGAAAGGGCTGTACAGGCAGGCACTGCTGCAATGGCTGATGTTGGTGGACAAGCTAGGCTTGCTGCTAAGGCTGGTACTGAGATGCTACGTCCTCTGACGCAAGCATTGCCTCAACAGATTGCTTCAGCAGGCGCAGCAGGCACGGCAGCACAGGCTACAGCAGAGCGGGCACAGGAGGTTGGATATTCTCCTTTGCAGACAGCAGCAGCTACTTTGGCTGTAGGAACTCTGGCGGGTCTTACAGGAGCTAAGGCTGCTCGTGTGGCTCAAAAGGAACCTATTGTTCCTGTGTCTATGGATGAAGTTAAGCTAGATGCTCAACGTGCTTATACGCGGGTTGACAATGCAGGCATTAACGTTAAGCCTAAGCCTGTGCTTGACACTATTGATAGCATTGAAGCAAACCTAGTTAATAACTCTAACTTTAATCCGTTGCTAGATTCGCATAAGCCTGTTAAAACAGTGCTGGATCAAATGCGACAGATGGTAGGAACTACTCGGGTGTCTTTTGCTAAGATGGATCAACTCCGTCAAGCAGCTAATGACCTTGCACGAGAAAGTAAAGATCCTGCTACTCGTAGGCTTGCTTCCCAAGTAGTTGCTGGTATTGACGATAAGATCACTTCTCTGCAACCTACTGATCTCATTACAGGTAAGAACAGTATTGCTTCTGCTCTGGATGACATTAAAGAAGCTCGTGACTCTTGGCGTAAAGTCTCTAAAGCTGGTCTTCTTGAAGATGCTTTGAATGTTGCTGAAGCACGGGCACTAGATCCTAAGACATCTGAGGGTGAGCTTATTCGTAATCAGTTCAAGCTCTTGGCAGCTAACAAGAACAAGATGCGTCTATTCACCAAAGATGAACAAGAAGCTATTCGACGTATTGTTAGTGGGCAAGGTCTTGAGAAGCTGTTGTCTTTTTCTGCTCGCTTTAACCCGGAACGTAGTCAACTAGCAGCCGGGAGCCAGCTTGCGGTAGGAGCACTTATGAGTCCTGGAGCAGCCCTTACTATGGCAGGTATCGGTTTTGCGTCTGATAGAACATTGGCGTATATTCAGCGTAAAGCAGCACAGGATGTCATCTCTGGTATCCTTTCAGGTAGTATTGCTCCTCCGCCTTCCAAGGCTGCATGGCGTTCACTCATTGAAGCTCGTATGCGTGAAGTCAGTACTGAACCAGTGCAAACTGAAGAGTAACATGAAGCCCCAACTCTTACGCCAACTACAACGTGACGAAGGCTTCAAAGAACATGCCTACCAAGACCACTTAGGTTACTGGACAATAGGCTTTGGTCGTCTCATTGATGAACGCAAGGGAGGTCATATCACTCTTGAGGAAGGGCTCTTCCTTCTCAATAATGACATTGACGAGAAGACTGAAGAGCTACTCAAGAGACTCCCTTGGGTGAATGACTTAGATGATGCTCGTAAAGGAGCCCTAGTCAACATGGCTTTCCAGATGGGCGTAGATGGACTGTTGAAGTTTAAGAATACTCTGGAGCTTATCAAGAACGGTAAGTACAAGGAAGCCTCTGATGCCATGCTTGACAGCCTATGGGCAAAGCAGACACCTAACAGGGCATCTAGGCTTTCTGCTCAAATGAAGACAGGAGAGTGGGTATGAGTTTAGATCCTGTAACTGCTGTGCTGGATATTGGTAAGACAGTCATTGATCGTATCTGGCCTAACAAGACTGAACAAGAGAAGGCTGAGTTGGCCGCTGCGCTGTCCATCGTGCAGTCTCAGCTTGAGATCAACAAAGCTGAAGCTAGTAACGCTAGTGTATTCGTTAGTGGCTGGAGACCTGCTATTGGGTGGGTCTGCGGTGCTGGCTGTGCATGGAACTGGGTAGGACTTCCAATGGCTAAGTTTGCTCTAGATCTTCTAGGTAAACCTATCATGCTTAGTCCTGCTGATTTGTCTGAGATGATGCCTTTGTTGCTAGGTATGCTAGGCTTAGGTGGTCTCAGGACTGTAGAAAAGATTAACAAGGTTGCATCTAAATAAGGAGTACGTTATGCCTCTCAAGAAAGGTTCTTCACAGAAGGTTATCTCAAGTAATATCAAGACTGAGATGAAGGCAGGACGCTCCGCTGGTAAGCCTCAGAAGCAAGCTATTGCGATTGCTTTGTCGAAGGCGGGTAAAGCTAAGAAGAAACAGTAATGTATCCTATTGTGTACATAACTGGCAGTTTTGTCTAAAATAGTATACAAAGATAGAACATCCTAACGAAAGCTAGAATAGAAGGAATAAACATTATGGCAATGACTAAGGCTAAGAGTAAACAGATTACTCATCAAATCAGTGGCGGCTCTACGGTAAGTCTTTATGATAAGCTAAGTGAGAGTGTGTCTGTTAAGGACTTTGGTGCCGTTGGTGATGGTGTGACCGATGACACGGCTGCGATTCAAGCTGCGATCAACTACGGCGGCAAGGTGCGGCTGATTGACAACGCCACGCACAAAGTGAGCGCCGTCTTAAATCTGGACATCTCTCTTGCGTCCCTTATCGGCAACGGCTCCGTAATTGATGGCTCTTCTAGTTCTACGGGCGTGCTGAACGTTTACTCAAGCGCAAGTTATGGAGCGACGCGTTTGGAGAGAAACTGGACGCACTGGATTGAGGGTGTTTCATTCAAGGGTAGCAAGACCACGGGGTTCCTTTTGGTCAAAGTTGGTCACGCAACTTACGATAGCAACGCCGAGATCACATTCCGCAACTGCTCGTTCCGCAACGCTGGCAAACTGGTTCAATTCATCGACAACGCTTGGCGCGTCAATTTCGATCACTGCGGCTTTGAATCCCCAGAGGACAACTACCTGTACTTCAATTCTGGAGCGAACGCAGGCGAAGTGATGCTATTTTCCCATTGCTGGTTTGTTGATGGGACCACCGCTTACATCTACCTTAAAGAAGGGCAATGGTTCTTTGACCATTGCTCTTTCCCTGGCGGTGGCATTGGTGGGATGCAGGTGCTTGGCTCTGCACATGTCGTACTGAGCGGATGCAACCTAGAAGTGCAGCCTGATGTTGCGAATCAGAGAATTTTGGAAGGCTACGAGTCTTCGCTCATTGTTTTGGATGGATGCACAGTATCTACAAACGGAGGCGAAGCAGACCGCGCCCTGTTCTTGATTCAAAATTCATGCGGTCTGCGAGTTATTAACTCAACACTTCCGTTATACGGGAACGATTTGAGGTCAGAGACTACTGATGGCCGCAGAGAGCTTGTGGCTGGTGGTTCACCTTACATTGTGTGCGCGAACAACTATGTGAAGGGGACTGGCGTAGCAGGTCGAACTGACTGGGCCGTGTTCTCTCACCTAAACAATATCCTGTACAACGACGGCGGAGAGACTGGCAATACGACAGGGTGGTCTGCATCCGCATATGGCGCCGCCGGATCTGTTTTTAGTAGTGTCACGACTTATCCAAAAATCGGATCACGGTGTTTCTTGGCGGACTGCGTTGCAAATGGTGGCATCGCGGTGACGCAGACGTTATCTGGGGCATCACAGTACGTTGGTCGAACAGCAGTGTTTGGGATGTGGGCGAAAGCCGATGGCGGGACTGGAGTTGTTGACTATCCGAGGATCAAGTTCCTTGACGCATCAAGCGCTTTAATTTCGGAATCAAGTATTTCTGTAAATGCGACAGATACCGACTGGACCTGGATCGGGAGTTTTTCAGTAGTTCCTCCAGGCACCGACAAGATTGTGTTTGAGATCGGCGGGCAGCAGCAGGTAGGTGCCCACAAAATCTATTACGACGACATCATCGTCAATGTCATTTGATGGAAGCGCCGTGACCCCCGCCCCCCCCTCCATCCTCTACGCACCTCCGGTGCTGGCCAGCATCCTCCGCTGTAGTTAACCCATAAACAACACGCAGTTTCTGCGAGTATAAATAACAAAGCCCCTGTCTAGGAACACTTATGTGCTCTTAGCAGGGGCTTTTTTGTTGCCTAAATTACTGCTTCGTAGATGCTCGCTACGCTGCGCTATTCTATGTGCACAAAATCACCAATGTGAATCTTGATGAACGGAAGATTGATAATAGCGCCGTCAAACTGTAGAAGTCCTAGTTCAGGTTCTTCATCAGAGTCCTCTGGTTGTTCCTCATAAGGCACTGCATACATATTTGTATTGTTAGCTTCAATGCTGAAGCCAAAGCCAGTGTACCATTCAGCTAAGATCATAGCTCGTCCTCATACGCCATTTTAGCTAGGATGTAATTACGCACAAGAGAACTACGAACGATGTCATCAACACCAAACTCGATCCTTGTGAACTCTTTCATTTTACTACAAATGTTCATGAATTTCAAGAGGCCACTACGATCTTCTTTCTTCTTAAGATCAGTTTGCCTATAGTCTCCACAAAAGATAATCTTTGATGTATGTCCAACACGAGTAATGATAGTGTCTAGCTCTTCACTATTCATGTTTTGCATTTCATCAACGACAAGGATGCCATAGTTGAATGTAGTGCCTCGGATGAACGAGGTAGACACAAACTCTACATGTCCTTGCTCTTGAAGTCTATTCCAAGCATCCCTACGCTTGAACAGATCAGCACAGATTTGCTTATAAGGCTGTGTATAGATGTCCATCTTGTCTGCTGCGTCACCGGGCAAGTGACCCATGTCACGAGACTGCACAGCAGACCTGATGACAGTGACTTTAGCGTAAGGATTACTACGATCTAGTACTTCCTCTAAAGCCTTATACATTGCAATGTAAGTCTTACCTGTACCTGCTAGACCATGAAGAGCAACAAAATAATGACCACTGTTGTAAGCATCAAAGAACTCCCTTTGTTTGTCAGTCTTAGGTGAAATGGTGATCATGTCATCTAGCTTTAGCTTCAATGACAAGTTAGCCTTACCAGAGTCTTCACCAACGTTGTTATCAGGATTACGTTTAGTAGCCATCAGTCAGGCAACTCCACGACATGAGGGACAGTACGTACACCTGGGAAAGTATCTTCAAACTCCTCATAGGTGATGTCTTTACCGATCATGATTTCTTGATAAGTAATGCCATTCTCAGTCAGTTGCTGCTTAAGCCTCCGACATGCTGAGCACGTTGGTGTACTGTAGATGATCTTCATTATTTACTCTTTCTGATAATATTTGTTACAAAGTCTTTAACTCCACGAGACCTATACCAAGTTCCTTTTGACTTAGCTTTCCACTTATAAGATCTCAAAGAAAAGACATATTTATCTTCAACAAGAACAGTACCATCTGTATGAGGAACTACATAAACCCCTAATGACTCAAAGTCAACTAAACTTTGAAGTCTTTGTACTTCACGAGAATAAGGATTACTATACTGCAACTTATGTTCATTGTCATCAGCACAGAGTTCACTTAGTCTTTTCTGTTCTATTAGCTGTTCTTCTAAAGTCATGTCATTCCTTAAAATATCTTATTAGGGCGATAACGCCACATTATCGCCCTTTTGAGATTACTTAGCAGTGCTTAGCGAATTGGGCAAGCACCAGTGGCACACTCAGAATCATCAAGACCAATGTCCAGATTACTAATTGAAGTAATCGGTACAGTCTTTGCGACGAGTTCATCGTATTGCTCCTTAGTGATCTCCTCAAGAGGAGCTTGCTTGAATCCGTGCTCAGAGTGCAACAAGAATGACAGACTCTTGTGTGAGTTCTTGTAGTTCTTCTTCAAGTACTTCTTGATCTCAGGAAGTTCTTCCTTGCGATAGTAGACAGTACAGGAAACACTGTTGTCACTCCAGACCTCTTGTAGCCACTTAACAGTCTCCAATTGACTGATAGCAGTCATTTCAGAAGCAAGTACAGCAGTGTCGCCATGAGTGAAAGGGAAGCTAACAACCACAGTACTACGATCCTCTGAGCCATCGAAATTCTGTTGATACTCCACAGGGAATCCATGCTTACGACATACATCAACCAGAGAATGATTACTGCTGATGCGGATACGACGTACCATGTACCGAGCATAAGCAGGATGACACCCAGGAGTGACACCAGGGAGCAGAGATAGAGTCCCTGAAGGCTTAACCGTAGTAAGTTTAACCGATTTGTTAAAGCCGTTCTTTTGTGAGTACCATTCATCATAACTCCGGAGTTTCTTATACACCCAATCAAGCCAACTCTTCTGTTCCTCAGTAGCCTGAAGTACACCAGTGATACCAATGCCCATACGCATGTTCTCATGGACAATAGCTTCAGTAGACTTCAAGTGACAAGGTAGTGCAAGGGAGTGCTTATTAACACGATAGAGCAAAGTAGCTACATCCAACAGTTCCTCCTTAGAGTCAATGTTAGGCAAGTAAATTTCTGCAAGACAGCAAGTCTCTTTGTCTGCTAGGCTCTGTTCTGCACAGGGGTTATATCCTTGTACTTGTGGATCAGGGTACTGTGTCTCTCCAAGGCGTCCAATCTTTCGAGATAGCTTAAGGTTGATGAGCCCATACGGCTCTCCTTTACCTTCATATCCGTCCCAGAAGAAGTCATGGAGATCTCCAATGTCATGACAAACCACGCTGTTGTTGGACATTGCGCGCCAACTGGGAATATTCCCCAAGTCCCATCGCTTAGCAAGCAGATATTCCACATCGTCAGGATCTCCAATGGCAATCTGAGCACTACGGCGCACATTACCAGCAACCACCACAGCACCAATGATGTTCATGATGTCCAGAGCATCAACGGGCTTAATTTTCTTACCAGCACGTTTCTCAAGGATCTTACCAATCTCAGTGATGCCCCACACGAGGTCTTCAGGGCCACTAGCAGTGCCACCAAAGCCCTTGATAGGAGCACCCTTGGATCGGATCATCTTAGTGCTATACGTGAACGTTTGCTTACCTGAGCTATGAGCCAGGAATGCAGCCTTCAACGTCTTACCAAGAAGTGCCACCCAGCCTTCACGAGAGTCAGGAACGATAAAGTCAGCGTCATTGGTATCACTACGAGTAGGGCACTTAAAATCCACATTGACAGCAGGAAGTTTCTCAACATTCTCTTTCTGGATGTTATAGCCTACACCTGAGCCAAGCATCAGAAGATCCATTGCCCAGGTGAAAGGCTCTACAGGTTTGTCTACCACTGTGAAGGCACAGTTCTGTAGGCTACTGAGTCCCAGTGTATCCACTGTCTTAGTACCCAGTTGCCACAGGAACCGACCTGCTACAGTGCCTTTCAAGCCCAGCAGATAGTTACGTAGACGCTGCTGCTCATCGTCATCAAAGTTACACTTCAATTGAGAATTAGCAGCAGTTACTACTCGGTCAACTGTGTCGTGGAATTCTTCAGTATCACTGTTTACATCGCTTTCATCCAAGCGTCGAGCGTATGTGCGCTTGTATGTAATCAGCCCGATTGAACTCCAAGGAGTTACGATGTTGTCCGGGTTTTTCTCTTTGTTGGAATTGTCCATTGGTCTAGTAATCCTTGGTTGTTAATCTCATGAAGACCGTCGATTAGCAAATCTTTTGCTTTTTCTGGAAGATCCCCTAAGATATTGTTACATTTTTCACAGCAAGGAACAATGTTATCTTCACTATGTCCTTGAGTGCTGTCTATACGATCTAAGCCCAACGCCTCTTTCTTACCGCAGTAATAACAAGGCTGTTTCATTAGCTCAATAGCTCTATATTTTTCAACTGTTTCGCATTCAGGAAAACGAATCTTATCATTGTGTCTATAAGCCTTGATTTTGTAATCAAGTTTATTCTTATAGTAGTATGATCTTAGATACTCTTTATCGATCTTTCTACCAGCTAGAGTTTCTTTATCATACTTACAAGAATAGCAGTGAGGCCTATAGTAAATAGAGCCGTCTTTACGTTTACCTGCTGGAAAGTCAGTAAGTAATTTAGTTTCACTACAAGTCGAACATTTTTTCATGATATGTCGTCATTCAATAATACTCCAAAGAATCTCTTGTTTTTCTTCAATAATGTCACTGAAGGCTTCGACTAACATCTTACTGTCAATCTCAAGTTCCTCCAGCAACGTGACTTCATCGAACTTACTCAATTTCTCTTTCAGTTCTTCAAAGGTTGGTTCATAGTTAATCATAGGCGTTAATAAGTTTCTTCAAATAATACTCCGCCTTCTCCAAGTCTTGTTTGCCATTCTTGTCCATGAAGCGCATCAAGTACTGCATCATCTGAACATAGTCTGACTCAAACAAGACACTGGATGGAATGTTCTCAGATGTCATCTTCATGAGCAGAGCAGCCAAGACATCACGTACTTCCAAGCCATCCATGAGCATGTAGTGCTTAGGTTTGTTCACAACGTCTTCAGTACGGTTGATAGCATCAATGTATTGTTTAATTGTTAGTGCTTCCATGCTTCCTCTGTAGATATTCAATGCTCAAAAGCATCTCATCAAAGTGACCATCTTGGACTTCATTCAAGACAACCAAGCCACGCCAGTGACGATTGCTTAGTTGATCCATGTACGATTCATCATGAAGATAGTAGCTTCCAGCAATAATACTGCAAATAGGCTTCCCGTCAGCACGTTTTCCGTAACTGATTTGTTTGCCTTGTTGGTGTCCAGCAACGCATGACATATGTAGCTTACTGATAATAGCAGAAGGGCTGCTAGCAGGCCTACCCATGGCCCCGACAGGCCAGTAGTGATTAAAACCAACACCATTGATAAACACAGGGTGTAAAAACTCATACACTTCCCAATCTTTATGGTACTCCAAATCTTGAGTGCTAATCAAGCCTTCAAGCATTGGATTGTTGTTGATAGCTCTGTTGATTCGATTCTCGTGATTGCCTAGTAGCATGATCATCCGAGGCTTATACTGCTTCTCTTTGTTACGTTTAAGCCTCAGTTGTTCATCTTTGAGGGGTTTAAGTAACATCTTCATAGCCTCTTTAGCTACTTCAATGTCTTTGGTGTACCTCTTACCTTCAAAGTACTTGCTACCAGCTTTGTCGTGAGTTGAAAGACTAGGCATGTCTGCAAAGTCTCCCAAGTTCACAACAACATCAGGATGATATTCAACGATAGCCTTCCCAGCCCAGGAGAGATGCTCCAGTGGAACATCCTCCTTGACTTGGCAATCAGGAATCACCAGTATTCGCATTCACTGCACCGCCATAATATTCCAACACTGTCTCAAAGGCAGCACGGTAACGCTGAAGGCCTTCCTGTTCAACTACTTCGTCATAGGAGAACAAAGGAACTCTAGAGCGGAACTGCAAAGACTTCAAGACAGTTGTTAGTTCTTTCCGGATAACAAACTCAACTTGTTCGTAATCCAGAGAGATCAAGAACTGATCAGGATACTTACCATCCAGCATTGTCAGTGTCCTCCGGAGCAGGGTGAGTAGGGCCATACCAGTCTTCAGACAGGAAAGGACTGTCTTCAACAGATACTTTGTCTTTGACGCCTACAAAGGTACAAAGCTCAAGAAACTTAATAAAGTCTTGAAGAACAATAGGCCATGACGTACCTTCTTCAACCTCTTGAGTAATACTGACAGTCAAGCCCTCATTTGTAGTACGAGAGAAGGTGTAAGTGTCTTTATCGATCATCGCCAGATCCTTTCAAAGTATTACGTTGTTGACGGGACTTCAACTTCTCAATGTTAGCTTCAGCTACTTCCTTGAGAGTAAAGCCATATAGCTTAGACAATCCTGCTACAAACCAGAGAACGTCTCCGAGTTCTTTCTTAAGTTGATCCAAGTATCGTTGATGATCTGATACACCATCACGTACTACTTTAGCGTAGAGGCTACAAACCTCACCAACTTCTCCTGACAGTCCATTGAACAGATAAGAAGCATTCCTAGCAGTTACCAGAGCAGTTCCCCAGGCTTCATTCTGATACTCATCAAAGTCTTTAAGGTCTATTTCACTAATCATTTTAATCCTCTCTTGCTCGTATAGCGTAGGCGCAGCGTTGCGCGATGCCTTCAATGCTGTAGAACTCTTCACACACCTTCGCACACGCCTCGCGCTCGGCAGCAGCGACAAGGGCGGTGAAGCGTTCGATGGCTTCCATGCCCACAAGAGACTCGCCGAGATCCGGATCGGCCTCAAAGCCGGGATCAACCTCCCGCGCCATTCGAAGGATGTCGTCTCGGGTCATTCTTGCACCTCAAACATCAGCTTATCTCCTTGCACATAGATGCGCTTAATAGGCCTTCCATCAATGATGTAACCTACACTGATAAAAGGCCCACCACTGGGATCAGCAAAGCCTAGATTGTCAAGATCAATACGTTCTTCGCCTTCCTTGCCACCATAGCGCCAGTACTGTAGTTCACCGCCTACGGTGTACGTATTAGGCCCGGTAGGAATGAAGTTATAACGATCACCGTAGCGATTACGTAGCATGTTTATCACTCACCAGAGCTTTCCACGACACGGGGAACAGGGTTGAAGCAGTATCGTGAATCATCTTAGCAATCTCTTGTGTTTCCTTCTGTGTATGACTGTCTAGACGTAGGTTGCACATCTTAGCAAAAGCAAACAGAGTACCACTCCAGATCCACTCAGTCATCATGTTCTGAGGTAGGATCATACGAGCCTGTTCAGGACACAAGTCAGGGTTGTGTAAATACTCAAACAGCAGTCTCGTGTAAGCCTCTTCAATTTTACCCCAAGAGCCGGGACGCCATTCAAACTTATCATCACTACTTCCTTGCTTGACATTATCAGCCTTCTTACGCCAATATTCAGGAAAGTAAAACTCAGGCTCTTCGTCAACGTAACGTCGAGACACTTCGTTCCAAGGCAGATACTCATGCTTGACAAGCTGTCGTGCTACAAAGATTGGAGCCTTGACACGGAAGGACATGAAAGCATGATTGAATGGACTCTTGTGATTATGCTCTGCAAGATACTTGATGAGTTTAACATCTCGCTCAGCAAGTTCTATCTTACTATGGCAGTGCTCATATTCACCAACATTAGTCCAATCAGACTCTTTGTGGAAGCTTACCCGTGCGGCATTGACCACACTCAGGTCAGACCCACACGAGTCAATCAACTCTACTGACTGCTTTGCAATCTTCACTGTTGTTCCTCCTGTGGTGGAATCCATTCCATGCCTTGCTTTACAGCTTCTTCAATAGCTCTGCGAATAGCATATGTAAGCAGCGTTTTGGTTTCTTCAGCAGTGCATTCAAAGGTGAAGTCTGCACTACCATCTTCGTTCTCTTTGATAAGATTAACTTCCATTTAACCACTCCTGTGGGATTTCTTTGTCAGCATACTTGAAACCATGTTGTTCGCACCACATAGCATAAGTAGTCTGAGATGTTTTACTGATCTTAGCTTTGCTGTTACTGAAGACAAACCTGATGTCAAGCTCTGGATGTTGAGCCTTGATGAACAGATGTTTCTGCCTATCAGCAACGACAAATCTACCCTTAGTCTCTACAAAGATACCGTTAGGAAGTTTGAAGTCTGGCGTGTATGTAGCTTTACGAGCAGGGACTACATAAGTAATCTTTTCCTGTTCGTATCTAGGATCAATCCCAAGGTCTTGTAAAGCCTTAGCTACTTTGTCTTCAAGTCCTGAACGGTATCCGTGTTTCAGTCCTGCTCTTTTGGCTGTATATTTACGCTTGATGGTTGCCATTGCTCTCCTTCGTATCGTTGGAGCCACAACAGCCTACCTTGCTCAAGAAAGTAATCATAGTCATGTCCTTTGTCCTTGTACGTAGCCCACACAGCGTTAGCATATTCATCATAAGAGCTTAGACCTTTAAGAATCTTCTCAGCTTTCTTAGGCCCAATGCCTGCAATGCCAGGGATGTTGTCAACTCTGTCACCAGTGAGCATCTGAGTCCAGAAGTTATAGTAAGCCTCAAGTTCAGTTACGACATAGCCTTCACACTTAACAGGGTTGTAGTGCTTACCTGGGATCATGTTCAAGTCTTTGTCCACATGTACTATAAGGTAAGCATTAGGGGCTTTATGAACCTCTATTGATACAGCATCATCAGCTTCAATGCCGTCAGTCTCAATAGCACCTAGACGTTTCATGTGCTTCTTAAGCTCATCAAGGTGCTTAGGTCGCTTCATATCTTTACGGTTACCCTTATAAGGAACTGTCTTGGCTACGTCATACCTGAAGTTGTTAGGCCCTGTAATGAATGCTTTGAAGTCATCGCACATAAGATCCATGTACACAATGTCAGTAAGCCATTCTGTGAGTCTGTTCTTAGCATCACGAGGGTCTTCATCATTTTCACATGCAAACCCTACGTGATACAAAAGGAAGTCAGAATCCAGAAGAGCCACTTTACCTGCTTTTGGCAGGTTACTATCGCCTTTCGGCGAAGGAGTGGCTTCAGTCATTACAGAACTTCTTCTTCGTCTTCTTGAGCAGCTTCAGCAGCACCCTCGTAAGGGACAACCTTAGTCACGATGAGTCGCTTAATAGAGGGTGCAGCACCGAACTTACCAGACATCTTGTGACGATATGAGGTCACCAGAGCTACTGCATTGGTGCCGTTACCGAACGTCTTAGCATCCATCTTGTTACCATCTTCGTCCACAGGCTCAAAGAGGTACTTAGACTTAGCAACGATGTAGTTACCTTGCTCTGGCTTGTTCTTGACTTTGATGCCAAGTTCAGTGAGCTTCTCAACTGCTGCATCACTAAGGTGGCACAGAGTGCATTCATATTTAACATTGTCTTCGTTGAAGTGAGTGTTGAACTCAGTCATGTACTTGTTCCAATAAAGTTGTCCGGCAACTTTGACGGGCTTCAGATCAGTCATTTAAATTTCCTTTCAATTTATAACCTTAACAGTGACGCTAAGGTGCTTACATTATATCACAGAAGTTCCAGTTTTGCAACTCAGTGATAAGTCAAATCAGAATCATCATCGTCATCATCGAGGATACCATCAGTCTCAACGCCAAAGCGTTTGAGTAGACCAAAGGCAATACCGATGAGTTCTTCCATGTCGAAACCTTCGTCACATCGAAGATCAAAGGTGTCGTCATCATAGCACAGAAGCTCGATGGTCTTAGTGTGTTTCTTGGACATATTTTCCCCGTGTTCGTAGGCTTTTCTGTAACATTACGGTGAATGCTCTTCTACATATGCAGCAGCTTTACGTAGAAGTTCTGGATTGTCTTTGAACAGTCCTAAACCTCTGTTGCAATTATGACACAAAAGTTTACGTACCTTACCTGTGCTGTGACAATGATCCACTGCTAGCTTTTCATTGTGATTGTTGCTACCAATCAAGAACCCTTCAGATCCACAAAGATAACATTTATCCTGCTGTTCTTGTTTCATCCGAGCAAGCTCATTGTCATCAATACCATAGTTGCGTCTATAGTAAGCATTCTTACCTTTACACGCTGAACTACAATATAACTGACAAGGATTACTTGGAGTAAAAGAAGTGTTACAAGTCTTACAGTTTTTATCTTTGAAGTATCCGTTAGGGTACTTAGTGGGTGTCGAACCAGTTGATGCCATGTTTTCCCTCCGCTGCTACTGGACATCTAAAGGACAAGTCTACACCAGCTTTGGCTGCTGCGTCAATCACTATTTGTTTGATTTCTTCAGCATACTTTTCAGCGGCTTCGATCTGTACTTCATCGTGAACCCAGGCGACTAACTTATACGGTATTTTCTTTCTTTTAAGTTCCTCCGAAAAGTTGACAATCCATTGCTTAGCGATAATGGCCCCTGCTGATTGAAGAAGTGTATTGAGTGCGGAGTGTTCCGAACGTACCCACAATTTGCGCCCATCAAGACCCGGTAGCCAGCCTTTAGCAGAGAGTTTAGAAACCTTTTGCTTAAGTTTTGCATACGCTGGGACGTTACGTTCAAAAGAATCAATAATTTTTTTCCCTTGAGATGGTGTCCCACCAATAATAGATCCCACTTTTGCAGGCGAAGCGCCGTAGAGCGTGGCGTAGAGTACTGTTTTTGCATCATTACGTGTAGGTACTCCAAACGCCTTTTGGTTTCTTGTATGAACATCACCATGCACCACCTCATTTATGTATTCAGCATCGTTTAGATAGTGAGCAAAACATCGAAGCTCGATACCAGACAAGTCAACACCGATTAGTACGTTACCATCGTCAACTGACCAGCATTTACGACATTCAGCACCGTAGACACTGCTTGTGTTTGGTATCTGTCCCATATTGGGACTTGAATGCGTTGCTCTACCCGTCACTGCCCCGTTGGTGATGACCTTACCGTGTACTCTACCGTCATCCTTGACTTCCTCAAACCATGACTTAATCTGGCTGATACGTTTCTGTAACAGAAGATACTCAGCGATCATCTTAGCTTCAGGGATGTCTAATTTAGCCAGCACAGCCTCATCAACGATAACGCTGCCCTTCTCTGTAAACTTATCAGGTTTCCACCCGAGTTCCTTCAGCTTTTCAGCGATTTGCTGTCTTGATCCTGGGTTGAACGTGACAGTTTGGGGCTTAAGAGTCTTGCCAGTTTTCTCGGAGATTCTTTCGAGTTCATAGGGAGGCCATCGTTCTTGCATTGACTCATAAATTCTGTCCAGCTTCCCTTGAATGTCAGCCAACAACGTCGTTGCATATGGTAGATCCAATCTGAAGCCGTTACGCTCCTGTTGTGCAATGATGGCAGCTACTCTGTGCTCAAGCTCTACGGAGTAGTCACTGAATTGATGCTTTTCAAGTTCTTTGATGAGATGCTGATAAAGTAACGCAGTAACTTCAACGTCACCGACACAGTAATGCTCAAGCAAAGGCATGTGAGGATTATCAAACTCAAGACCATTGGTTTTACTTTCCGAGTTATTGGTGATCCAGTTCCAGATTTTACGATACTCAACCTTCGTCTTCCCGAGAGTCTCTCCCCATGCTTCCAGGCTGTGTCCGCCTTCCCTGCTTGGATCGAGGAGTCTGCTCACGAGTAATGTGTCGAAGCACTGGCTCAAACGTATCTTCGTCTTCCATAAGCGATTCAAGAGAGGTGCGTCGAAAGACACGCCGTTCTGCATGACTATCAACGTACATTGCTCCAGAAATTCCTTTAGGCCGTCGGCTGCTTTCCATGTCTTTACTTCACCAGTGTCAATGTCTTTGGTGACCACAAGCCATATGTGATCATGCTTAGTGTTGGTTTCAATATCGAGGACGATCCTCATATCTTCCTCATTTATACAAAGTTTACTACGGTTTACTATAGTTTACTACGGTTTAGTGTGGTCATGCTTGCCTCCCAATCTCAGCCGCAGCCCTGACGATGGCGCGGCGCGTGGCGGCGTAGGGGTAATGGTTGAAAGCCTCAAGAATCTTGATGCCAGTTGAGTGTCGAATGGCAATGCTACCGCGCCTCGTGTCAATTTCAAACAGCAACTTCACCGCCAGCCGCAGCGCATCGCCGTCGTCGGTTAGTGGGTTCCATTGCGTAGTCCCTTCCCCAAAATCAAGCATCAGCCCCGGCAAGTCTTCCGGCCAGTTGTCATCAATCCACGTTGCACCAGCCGCCTTCGCAGCCAATTCAAGTAATTCGCGGTCAGTCATGGGTTGCTCCTTGCGCGGATAACGTTGGCGATATGTTCGGCAGCGGCATGAGCGTGGTTATCCCAATAGAGGTTGCAGATTTCTTCTTTACACACCTTCGCACACGCCTCGCGCTCCTCCGCTTTCGCGGCAGCGGCGATCATGTAGGAGAAGCGTTCAAACATTGGGGTCACGTCGCCAGACATGCGCTCATCTGTTGTCACTCCGTTCAGTGCCTCCCGCGCCATGCGGATGATGTCGTCGCGGGTCATGTGTTGCGCTCCTTCAGCGCGGCCTCGATGGCGCGGGCGAATTGCTGCCTACGAAGCTCACTATCTGTGCCGCTCAAAGACATATCTTCAATCTCCTCCTCCGTCAGCCCTCGCCACTCATTTCTCTTAAACACAGCCATAATAGCCTCATTCTCCTCGCCTGGGGCGTAGTCACCACTGTCAACCCATTCGATGTCATGCAGTGCCTTTACGATTAGCTTCAAATGCTCAGCAAAGGCTTTACGTTCTGGCGTGTTCTCTTCAAAGTCCGCAAACCATTCTATCTTACTATAAAGATAGTCCATTGATCCACCGCTCATTTTAGACGCTCCTTCAATGCAGCAATGGTGCCTTCAACTTCATCCATCACACGTTTGGGCCCGTGCCATTGCCAGCCTGTTACTTCGTTCAAAGTGTCCAGTGCCTGTTGCAACAGTTCGGTGTCCTCGTTGTACCTGTCATCGAAAGCCTTCACCGTGTCCCAGTCAGGCTTGAAGTCGTTCATCCCAGTGCTTTTCTCGTAGTCTTCAAAGCATTCTGATGAATGCAGGTTGGGGTCTGTACTTCCGCAGCTACGTCCGGCACAAGGTCTTGTATTCATGTTATGATCACCGCTCATATCACAGTTCCTCCAACATAACTTCGAACATTCTACCAGAGTTTACATCATAACGCAAGTTACATGCAGGCCCTGTGTCACCATTATAGCGATTCTTAGCCACTGCAACCTTCGTAGTATGTCGTTCCTCTTCGCTGTCGGCCATGCTGTTACGCTCCAGAGTAATCACTGCGTCACTCAACTGAGCGATTGCGCCAGATCCGCGAAGTTGACTCAGTGAAACACTGTGCCCATCTTCGTGTCCTTTATCGCCTGTCAGCCTACGCAGATGAGACACACAGAACAGAGTAATACCAAGTTCTTGCACCAGTGTCCTGAGCTTAGTCATCAATACATCAATGGCTTTACGTTCATCGCCTTGATCCTGTCCTGAGACAATGATGCTCAAGTGATCCAGGAAGATAACTTTACAGTCTAACGCTTTAGCCATATACCTAATACGACTCAGGATGTTATCGCTTGATGTACTCCCAAAGTGATCAAACAAGAAGATCCTCTTTGTGCCCAGAGTCGCATCAAAGGCTTGACGTAGCTCAGTGTCAGTCACTTCAACGTCAGGCAAATGCAGCTTCTTGTTAGCATGAATACTCATGATAGACCGTGCAGTCTTCTTGACTGACTCTTCCATGAACATTGCACCAATGTTGATGTTAGTGGTCTTAATCAGATGATAGAGAATCTCACGCAAGAACTGTGATTTACCTAAGCCTGATCCAGCAGTGACTGTGATCAGTTCACTAGAGCGCATACCGTACAGAAGAGCATTCAAGCCTCGCCACGGATACAGAGCCTCTGATGGCTTCTCCGGTGTAGACACCTCATCCCAGAGCTTAGATGCGTCAATGATGCCATCAGGGACGTACGACTCAGCCCTCCACCATTCATTGACGAATTCCTTAGAAGCACCGAGAGACAAATAGTCACAAGCATCTTTGTGTCCAGTGGCATGTTTGACAATCTTAGCCTTCAAGCCAAACAGTTCAGCAACTTCCTTTGAGGCTTTACGCCCAGGCTCATCATTGTCAAAGCAAACGACAATGTGCTCGAAAGAGTCTAGCCATTCATAGTTAGCCTTTACGTCCTTCAATGCTGCCTGTGCACCGTTACGGATAGACACAACAGGCCATTGTGAACCTGTCATCTGATGTGCTGCTAGTGCATCAAGCTCACCTTCGACAATGGTTACATATTTACCACCCTTGTGGAACAGATGCTGACCAAACAGAGTAGCACTCTCAAATGAACCTTTAATGGTGAATGTCTTAGTCTCAACATCACGCACCTTGTATGCCACCAAAGAGCCTTTGGCGTCATAGTAAGGGTAATAATGTTTCCCGTTCATGGTATTAACTGCGTATTTCTCACATGTGACCTGAGTAATACCCCGATCAGGAATGCTCTTTGGTGTTCCGATTGTTTCCATGCTAAAAAGTTTCTCCGTCGATTTAGCGTAAGCTCTAACCTCGTGCTTCCAATCGTCTAATCCGTCATGAGTTGTACTACCACAAACAAAACAGTGAATATGGCCATCATCATAAAGTGCACCTCCGTCTGAGCTTCCACAATCTGCACAAGGTACGTGCTTTAAAAACTTACTGTTTGACTTTGTGTGTGTCAGCATAGAGTGCTACATCCGACAATGCTTTGATGAGTTTAGGAACATCTTTGATTGAGACAATAACTAGGTCAGCCTCTTGTTCAATGAAGATAACATCAGCTTCAGGATTGAATGAGGTTCTAACCTCTAATCGCCTGTCAATGCCAACTTTGATGCTTAGGTAATCCATGATTAGCCCTTAATGCTGAAGTAATTCTCAAGTGCTTTGTTAATGTCACGTTGGACTTCCAGGGCTCCACGTTCATGGATGAAATCGACAACATCCCAGATAGTGTGCCAATAATGAGCCTCTTTTAGGTCATCATCGGTGGGCTCATAGTGAGACAAAGGAAGCTCAGAATCGATAGAGACAACATCAGGGTCAAGATGTGCATTCATGGCTTAAAGTGAATTGTTGAAAGTTGAACAAAGATGAACATAGAAGTATACAAATACATCATAATGTGTACATATATGTGTATAACATATAATGTTAACTTATAATGTATCTTTAACTTCTAAGTCTCTCTTAAGTATACATTATATCATCGTCGTCTTCGTCTGTCAATAGATGACTACGACGATTGGTGCCAGTGTTGCTTTCGAACAACATCATCGATGATGCGTCAATGGGAACGTTGGTGGCTTCAAAAGCAACACCTAAGCATTCCGTGCAAGTGTCCAGGTACTCACCTGAGTCAACATGTTTAAGGGATGTCTCGTAATTAGTCAATGGTGCATTGCAGCATGAACATCTCATCTTTGAAAATCCTCGATTAGAGCCACGCTAAAGCCCTCAGGCTAGGGTGGCATGGGTGAACACAAACAAATCGATTGTAGGGCCTTCTAGAGGCCTTCTAGGGCTATTCTGTCATGTGAATGTCCCTGTAAAGTGACTTTGATCGGTCGCTAGAGTGCACAATATCGTACAACCTAGCCCCATCAATAGAATTCTCAATCACCCAAGCACGAGCACTTGAGAGCTTGAGAAACCTGATAACGACAATCTTAGTTGATAGATTGATTACTTCGTACATCAGTAGTCATCCTTTATGTCATCATAGTATTCGATAATCTGACGTTCGACATCAGACCATTGTTCATCAGTCATTTTATCAGTGATCCACGGAGCTGGACGTCCACGCCTATCGACAATCTCAAAGTCTAAAGTGTAGTGATCCTCGGCATCGATGTCATTGTCAGCGTAGACACCACGACCACGCCAAAAGCGATAGGTTGTCACATTAGCCATGCAGGGTATTCCCCTGGCTGTTACGTCAATCAAAGACATATTTAGACCTCATTAGAAGGGCGCTTCTGGCGCGTTGATGGGGGGCTTTGAAGGCGGCTTGTTAGTGGGAATCTTCAAAGGCGGAGGTTGTGGTGGAGGCTTGATTCTGTCAGGTTTTGACCATGGGTGGAACATGGTGTCACCTTAGAACTGAGAGAACAGATGATAAGTCTCACCGTTGACACGATAAGACGACACAAGCATTGTGGCCTGAGACAGCCATTCTGTCACAGCTTCGTCGATGTCTTCATCGTCACTAATGTCTACGGTGTAGCAATCAAGAACCTCTGCGGTAGACATCTCTACGTAGTCACAGCAAAGCCCGACAATATCAAGCTCTACAGCTTCGCCAGTCTGGTCTTCGTAGTCTTCCAGGAAGTCGAACAGAGCATGTTTGCCTTGATAGCTGAACTGATCCTGGCGATCATGGGCACGGAAGGCATCGCAGAAGGCAGAGAATGTGACAGTGGTAAACATGGTGAAAACTCCAAAGTGATGCACCTAAGTGGTGCGAAGTAGTGCAGACAAGGTGCACATTCTAGGACACTGTGAAGACACAATGCCCTAAGTGTAAACCCTTACTTTGTACGAATCAACGCCATGATGTCATGGCCACGAAGAGACACACGATACAACCCATTGTCTACACGTTCGCATTCATGGCGCTTTCTGGCAGCTTTCAGAATACTTGATGCTTTTTCTCGTGAATCAGAGCCCCAACGTTCAGCGCCAGAGCCCCAACGATACCAAGTGAACTGTGGAAGTGATTTAGACATGATGATTTTCTCCAATGTTAGTTCAGAATCCGAGAGCAGCCAGAAGGCCGAGAGCGATACCGAAGGCGGCGGCGAAGAGCCAATCTGCGATTGTCAGGGGGAGGTTTTGCATGATGTTAGCCCTTTAAAGACTTGTTGATAGATTGTAGCCATTCCAGGATCGGTACGGCTTTGTACTTTTCAACATTAAGACATTGTACGGCTTTCTCGTTGAACGTTTCAAGTACAGGATGGCCATCTGACAGTCTGACAATAACCCATGATGCAGTGCGCATGATTGTTTCCTGGTTTGTCGCTTGCGTTATTGCCTGCGATGACTGAACTATAGCGGATCTTTCCAGGTTGTCAACAGTTTTGTTGATTGATTGTTACTATTGATTGAAGGGGCTTGATAGTTTGTTAATGTGTAACGTGTTAGGTGTACGTTAAAGGGTCCACCAAAGCCCCACACTCTACTGTTCCACAAGTGTTTCACAGATGTTCCACAAGTGTTTCACAGATGTTCCACAGATGTTCCACAGATGTGAACACGAATGATTCTCATTAGCACTCAGATGACCCCCGGGGAGAGGGACTGCTATGTGGAAACTTTTACAGTAGGCACCATCGTTCACAAAAAAGAACTATTAAGACTCTAAAAAAGAGGGCCAGGATGGCTTGTTAAAGACAATATAAGTCATTGATTATATTCATAAATGGGGACAGGTTAGAATAGACTACAGAGTGGACACCGTGCACCCTGGAAGGGGGACTTTAGAGTAGGAAAAGCTGATAGAAATGTTGTAAAAAAACAACAATGTGATAAAAAAGTTAAAAAAACATGAAAAAGATGCAAAAAAGACTTGACAAAAGAGAAAAAGTGTGCTATAATGTAGTCATTATAGACAAGAAAGTAAGAACTATAGAGACTACAGAGTCTCTAAGAAGTTAAATACACATTATAAGTACTACATTATAAGTATAACTAACAATGATTACTTATATAAGTACTACTTATAATGTTACATTAGTGTAAACATCTTAGTAACTATAGAGTATACTCTAATGTGCCAGAGTTAGACTCTGTGCACATCAACGATGGGACATTAAAGAGGATTGTCTTAAAACATTAATAGGTTTGTCTCCCAACGTTGGGGCAAAGACAGGAGTAATCATGACTAAGCCTTCAGGCAACAAGATTGGTAGACCACCTAAGACATCTTTAACTGAGATTAAAGAGAAACGTGGTGTTGGTCGTCCTAAAGGCGATAAAGCCATTATGGATGAATACAAACTTAGGATGTTGAATAGTCCTAAGTCTGCTAAAGTTCTTGAGAAAGTATACGAAGTTGCTTTGTCTGATGGACACCCTGGTCAAATGGCAGCTATGAAACTTGTCTTAGATCGTATTGTGCCACAAAGTGCATTTGATGTGTCTAAATCAGGTAACGGTGGTGTACCCCAGATCAGCATTAACATTGCAGGCTTGAACAGCCCTACAATTGACACCGTAGAAGAAGTAACTGACGTAGAGGTAAAAGAATATACAGACACCGAGTGATCGGCTTTCGCCACGTTACAGGTGCGTGGGTCTGAACACCTGTTTTCTCTCGAAAGGAGATCACAACATGAAATACTATACATACGCTCACTATACCTTAGATACTAACGAACTGTTTTATATTGGAAAAGGAACAGGAAATCGTTGCAACTCTGAGAACAATAGAAACATATACTGGAAAAGAAAAGTTGCTAAGCATGGATTTAAAGTATGTGTGTTATCCTTGTGGGACACAGAAGAAGATGCGTATACCCACGAAAAAGTATTGATAGATGCTTTTAAGTCCCTTGGCTATAAGTTGTGCAATATAGCAAACGGAGGCAAAGGAGGGCTTTCTGGTGTACTTAATCCAAAAGTTAGTGCTGCCAATAAAACTAGAGAATGGTCTGAAGATTCTAGGAAAAAGGTATCTGGTACTTTGAGAGGCAGAAAGATGTCAGAAGAGTTTAAAGAAAAGACATCTAAAAGACTTAAAGAAGTTCCTAAGACATTTTCACACCGCAAAAATTTAGCTAAAGCATTAAGCAAAAGTAAAATAGAATGTGTGACAACAGGGGTCGTATATGACACACTGTTTGAAGCAGCTTTGGACACAGAAAGTGACAGGTCGCATATTTTGAAATGCTGTAAAGGTATTCTAAAAACACATAAAAAACTTGCCTGGAGGTTTGCATGACTTCCTTATCGTGGAAATTATTGCCTTGGCAGATTGATGTATGGCAATCCAAGGCTCGCTTTAAAGTCATTGCTGCTGGTCGACGTTGTGGTAAGAGTAATCTTGCCATTAAAATGCTTTTAGCCAAAGCCCTTGAAGCTCCTGAAGGATCTTCTGTTATTTATGTCGCTCCAACGCTAGGCCAAGCAAAAACTATCTGTTGGGATGCTTTAATGGAGCAAGGCAGAGATGTTATTAAAGCTAGTCACATCAATTCAATGGAAGTGACTTTAATTACAGGTAGAAAGATTTACATTCGCTCCGGTGAAAACAAGGACGCGCTCCGTGGTCTTAAACTGTATTTTGCTGTTATCGACGAAGCCTCGTTCGTCCCGGAAGAAGTATTTACTAAAATTCTTCGACCAGCTTTATCCGACTTAAAAGGTGAAGCTGTTATTATATCGACGCCAGAAGGCCGCAATCACTTTTACGAGTGGTTTAAACTAGGAGACTCGGGTTCAAATCCAGAATGGAAATCCTGGCATTTAACTACACGTGATAATCCTACAATTCCTCCAGAGGAAATTGAAGAAGCTAAACGAACGTTAAGTACTTTAATCTTCAAACAAGAATTTGAAGCATCGTTCTCAACAGCAGGTCAAGAGATATTCAAAGAAGATTGGATTAAGACAGGTGAGGAGCCTCAGTATGGCTCTTACGTCATTGCTGTTGACTTAGCAGGCTTTGAAGAGGTTGCTAAGAATGCTACAGCTTCTAAGAAGCGTCTTGATGAGTCAGCTATTGCAGTCGTTAAAGTTAATGATGAAGATGGCTCTTGGTGGGTCAAAGAAATCATTCATGGTCGTTGGGACATCCAAGAGACTGCTGAGAAGATTCTTAAAGTCATTGCTGACTATCAACCTATCTCGATTGGTATTGAGAAGGGTGCATTGAAGAATGCAGTGCTGCCTTACTTGACTGACCTCATGAGGAAGTATAACAAGTTTGCACACATTCATGATCTCACGCACGGTAATCGTAAGAAGACTGACCGTATTGTGTGGTCTTTGCAGGGCAGATTTGAACATGGTCGTATCTTCTTGAACAAAGATGCTGACTTTGAAGAATTCAAAGAACAACTACTTCTGTTCCCCACAGCAGGTGTTCATGATGACTTGGTTGATGCTTTGTCATATGTCGATCAGCTTGCTGTAACGAGTTACATGAGTGACTATGAGGATGAAGAAGTAGACATTATAGATCAATGGAGTGGATACTGATATGGCTACTAAGAAAGACTCTCGGCTTGAGAGGGCAGGAGTGTCTGGCTTCAACAAACCTAAAGCCACTCCTAGTCATCCTACTAAAAGCCATGTAGTTGTCGCCAAAGAAGGCGATCAAGTTAAGACTATCCGCTTTGGTCAGCAAGGCGTTAAAGGCTCTCCTGAAGGCTCTGAGCGTAATGAAGCATTCAAGGCTCGTCATGCTAAGAACATTGCTAGAGGAAAGATGTCAGCAGCGTATTGGGCTGATAAAGTTAAGTGGTAATGATTAAGTAAGGACAACTATGAGTTACAACGAAGACGGTCTCCGTGAGCAGACATTGGACTCTTGGGTCATGTCTAAAGTGTCCTCTTGGCGGGATCACTACCGGAGTAACTACCAAGAAAAACATGAAGAGTATTCCCGTATCTGGCGAGGAATCTGGAGTGGTTCAGATAAGCTACGTGATAGCGAACGCTCCAAACTCATCTCGCCAGCTACACAACAGGCTGTAGAGTCTGCTGTAGCGGAGGTCGAAGAAGCCACCTTTGGTCGTGGTAAGTTCTTTGACATCCGTGATGATCGTAATGACCAAGATCCTTCTGACATTGCTTACTTGCGTGAGCAGTTGCATGAAGACTTCTCCAAGACTAAGGTACGTAAGGCTGTAGCAGAATCACTGATTAACAGTGCTGTCTACGGTACTGGTATGGCAGAGCTGGTCATTGAGCAGATCAAAGAACAGAAGCCTGCAACGCGGCCTATCATGGACGGTGCTCTGAAGGCCGTGGGTGTTGAGATTACTGATCGTACAGTGGTGAAGCTACGCCCTGTACAGCCTCAGAACTTCTTGATCGACCCCATTGCAGCCAGCATCGAAGAAGCTCTCGGTGTAGCCATTGATGAGTTTGTTCCTCGACATAGCGTAGAGATTGCTATCAAGAACGGTATCTACCGTGATGAAGACATCTGCGATGATGCTCCTGATGATGAACTTGAGGCTGACAAAGAACTCAGCATTGCACCTACGGATAAGGTTCGACTGACTAAGTACTACGGTTTGGTTCCTCGCCACTTGTTCGACAAAGCAGTCAATGAGCCTGCTGAGTACGAGGCTGACGAAGAAGAAACTGAAGCTGAGACTGAACGTAAGCAGAAAGCCTATGACGCTCTTGCCGCAGAGATTGACGGTGAAGAGATTGAAGAAGGTGATTACGTTGAAGCTATTGTTGTCATCGCTAACGGTGGAACTCTGCTGAAGGTAGAGGAAAACCCTTACATGATGCAAGACAGGCCCGTTATTGCATTCTCTTGGGATATTGTCCCTGGACGTTTCTGGGGTCGTGGCATTGTTGAAAAAGCCTACAACTCTCAGAAGGCTCTGGACACTGAACTGCGAGCACGTATTGATGCTCTGGCATTGACAGTCCATCCGATGATGGCGATGGATGCTACACGACTGCCTCGTGGTAGCAAACTTGAGATTAAGCCGGGTAAGTCAATCCTGACTAATGGTAATCCTGGTGAGATCCTGATGCCATTTAAGTTTGGCTCTGTAGATCAGATCACCTTTGCACAAGCTGGTGAACTTCAGAAGATGGTTCAGATGGCTACGGGTGCGGTTGATGCTGCTGGTATCCCTGGAAGCATTAACGGTGAAGCTGCTGCCGGTGCTGTGAGTATGTCTCTTGGTGCTATCATCAAGCGTCATAAGCGTACACTGATTAACTTCCAAGAATCTTTCTTGATCCCTCTGGTTGAGAAGTCTGCTTGGCGTTACATGCAGTTTGATCCTGAGCACTACCCTGTCAATGACTTTAAGTTTATTCCTTCTAGCTCATTGGGTGTGATTGCTCGTGAGTATGAAGTTACTCAGTTGGTTCAGTTGCTGCAAACCATTGGTCAAGATAGTCCCATCTATCCTTTGTTGATCACTGCTGTGATTGACAACATGGGCTTGGCTAACCGAGAACAACTGATTGCAAGCATCCAGCAAGCATCTCAGCCTTCACCAGAGGCTCAGCAGCAAGCTCAGATGGCTCAACAGGCTCAAATGGCTACTGTGCAGGCTGATCTGCAACTCAAGCAAGCTCAGGCTCAGAAGGCTCAAGCAGAGGCTCAGAAGGCCTTGGTTGAGGCTCAGTTGGCTCCTGAAGAAGTTCGTGCTAAGTTGGTGTCTGCTCTGTCTAACAACTTGAATGAAGACAGTGAACAGGCTGACTTTGAGCGTAGGGCTAAGATTGCTGAGTTGATGCTCAAGGAAGAGGATCTGAAGAGCAATGAACGTATTGCTCGTATGCAGATGGAGTCTAAGAGACAATCAGATCAACAATTTGAATCAGCTATGGGTGCATAACAATGGATGACATGGATAAGCTCTTAAAACTAGCTAGTGCTGTAGGACAGCTTAGGAAGGATGTTAAAGAGCTTTCCACCAAGGCTGAGACTATTACTAAACTTGAAGGCCCACAAGGTCTCAAGGGCGACAAAGGAGACAAAGGTGACCCCGGCGTCTCTGGTCGTGATGGACTAGATGGCAAAGACGGTAAAGATGGTAAGGACGGTGTTGACGGTAAAGATGGTCAAGACGGTGCCAGTATCGTTGATGCTGAGATGGATTTTGATGGATCATTGAAGTTCACTCTTGATAACGGTAAAGAGATCAGTACAAGTCCTTTTGCTTCTCAGTCTGCTGGTAACAGTAGCACAACGCTAAAGCAAATAGCATCAGGCCCTAAAATCTTCGTACAAGCAACTGAGCCTGTGTCTCCTGCTGTTGGTGACATCTGGTTTGACATTTCTTAAAGGTAAACAAAATGGCTGTAACTTATACAACTGCTGTGAAGAATGCTCGTCTGGACGCTGTAGTGACGGCTATTGGCACTGCTGGTGTTCTTGAGATTGGAACTACTGGCATGGCTTCTGTGCTGGCTACGATTGCTCTGGGCAACCCTGCTGGTACGACTGCCTCTGGTGTACTGACCTTCAGTGGCTTTCCTCGTAGTGACACTTCTGCTGACGCTACTGGCACCGCTGCTGCTGCGCGTATCCGTACTGCCTCTGGTGGTACTGACATCGTGACGGGTTTGACTGTGGGCACTTCAGGTTCTGATATTAACCTTGACTCTACGAGCATCACTGCTGGTCAAACTGTTACGCTGAACTCTGCTACGATTACTCACGCCTAATTGGAGGTGATCTATGACGATCACTTACTATGATGGTCTTGGGCGTCTACTGACACCCTCTGAAGTTGATGGTAACTTTACTGATCTTGATACTCGCACTGCTCTCGGGTGGCGTGATAACATTGTTGAACTAAAGGTTGACTCTAGCAGCCCTAATGCTCCTACCTTGGAAGCATTTCGTGGTAACATTCTGTGCTGGAAGTTCCCTCCTGGCGAACTAACTGAGGCACACAGTGCATGGCATATTGACCATGATTATGCTCTAGGTACTAAGCTGTATCTTCATGTTCACTGGGCATCTAAGACAACAAACACAGGTAACATTCGTTGGGGTTTTGAGTACACAGTAGCTAAAGGACACCAACAACAAGCCTTCCCTGCTACTACGACGGTGTACGTAGAGCAAGCATCAACAGGTACTGCTTATATGCACTACGTTGGTGAAGTCTCTGAAGCTAACGCTATTGACGGTGCTGCTCTTGGGATTGAACCTGATACTGTTATCCTTGTGCGTCTCTTCCGTGACGGTGGACACGCTAACGATACGTTAGAGACTGATGCTTTTGTGTCTTTCTTGGATCTTCATTATCAAGCAGATAGGGCTACTACTCCATACAAAGCACCTAATTTCTTGACAGGAGCATAATATGGCCTTTGGAACTCCTGTCGTAGGAACAACAGCTTACTCAGCCGCCACAGGCACCAGCGTTGCTCCTTCATATCCTTCAGGGGTTCTAGCAACTGACCAGTTGGTAATGTTTGTGGGCATGAAGCCCTCAACAGCCAACGGAGGTACGCTAACAGCCCCTACAGGCTGGACAATTAGAGATTCTTTAACAGCCGCTGGTGGTTACGGTACTACCCTTGGTGCTGACACAGGTAATACAAACCTCTGGGTACTTACTAAAGATACAGTTACAGCAGGACTTACAGGTTCTGTTTCTGTAACGATTGGTACTAACAACGTCTCATGGGCGTTTATCGTAAGAGTTCCTACCTCTGGTGGAACAATCTCTTACGGTACTGCTGACGGACAGAGAACTACAACGCCGACGAGTCCAATGTCCATTGGACTTACTAATGGCGCTAGTGCTACTAATTTCACTGCTGGTGATATTGCTCTGTGGGCTATGTGTATCCCCACAGACGTTACTACACCGTCTCAGTTCTCAGCACAGTCCATCACAGCTACTGGCGCTACGTTTAACACTGCTGTAGAACTTAACGAACCTGATAGTACTACTGGTAACGACATTGGTGGCTACTCAGCATACGCTACAGTAGCTTCAGGGTCTAGCACCACTGCTCCTACGGTTACTTCTACGCTTGGGGGTACTCTGACTAACGTTAGAGGCCCTGTAGTCCTGCTTAGACTGCATGAAACTTTAAGTGCACGTACAGGTGACTTAGCTGCTACTGAGACGGGTGCTGATGCCTTCAGCAGTAGCGGTGATGTTCACGTTAAAGGTTCATTAGCAGTATCTGAAACTGGCTCTGATACGTTCAGTGCATCAGGTGTTGTACAAGACCCTACAATTACAGGTACATTAGCAGTTACTGAAACTGGAGCAGACTCCTTTAGCAGTGCTGGTGATGTCTTTGTTAAAGGTTCTTTAAGTGTAACTGAAACTGGTAATGATACCTTCAGTAGCACTGGTGATGTGTTCGTTAAAGGTACACTGTCAGTCACTGAGACAGGATCAGACACATTTGCCTCTACAGGCCAGTTATCATTTAACACTGTTACAGGCTCCTTTGCAGCCTCTGAAGCATCAGATGTCATAGCAGTCAACGGTGTAGTTATCATTAAGGGTAACTTAACTGCTGCTGAAGCTGGTGTAGATACTTTTGAAGCTGTACAAGGAACATTACCTAATACAGGCTCTTTTAGTGCTTCTGAGAGTGGCTCAGACTTCTTTGGTGGCTACGTTAACGGTTACGTTGATGGATATGTCGGAGGTGTCTCAGGTTACTTAGGACGCATTGGTGGCATGGCTGCTACTGAGTCCGGAGGTGCTGTAACATTTGGTATTAACGCTGTCATGAAGTATTACGATGGTACAGCATGGCAGATTCTATACAAAGACCCTACGGTCTACACATAACACATAAGGAGTTCTCCATTCATGGACAAAGAACTTGAACAGTATTTTGAAGCATACTTTGATTTGTTTAACACTCAAGGTTGGAAGCAGTTCATGGAAGACATGGAAGGCAACCAAGAATCCTTGAACACAGTCATGACGATCAAAGATGCTAATGACTTTTACATTCGCAAGGGTAAACTTGAAGCTCTGAACATGATTCTGAACTTTAAGACCTACATCGAGAACTCTTATAAGGATGCTCTCTGATGAAAGTCTTTCATGATTATCTTTGCGATGAAGGACACATTCATGAGGCTTTTGTGGAACGGGGAACACCGTCAACTACGTGCCCTGAATGTGGTAAGACTGCCTTGAAGCAAATCAGCACTCCAACAGTTAAGCTGGAAGGAGTCACAGGGGCGTTTCCGGGGGCTTCAAGCCGATGGGAACAGGTGAGGGCTGAGAAGCTCAAGGTAGAACGTAAGATGAAGGAATCCCACGGAGAAGGTCTCAAGTGGTGACAAACCTTATAGTATATTTCCACAATGCTTAAAGCACGGAGAACATATGTCTAAATTCATTGAGGACACTGAAGAACAAGTTCAACAAGATGACCAAGTAGAGTACAGTTCACTTGATGAACCCTCTGCTGACGAAGAAGCTCCTGTAGAGGCTCAAGCTGAGCAACCTCAACAGGAACAAGATGACGACCTACCTGAGAAGTATCGTGGTAAGACCGCTAAGGATCTTGCTAGGATGCACCAAGAGGCTGAAAAGGCTCTGGGACGACAAGGTAGTGAAGTCGGTGAACTTCGTCGTTTGGTTGATGACTTTATCCGCAGTCAAGCCTCGGCAAAACAACAAACACAAGCCCCTATTGAATCGCAAGACGAAGATATTGACTTCTTCTCTGATCCACAAAAGGCTATTGAGCAAGCTATTGCTAAACACCCTAAAGTCAAGCAAGCTGAGTCAGTTGCACAACAACTGAAACGTGCTGAAGCTATGGCTACTCTGAAGGCTTCTCATCCTGACTTCCAGAACATCATTGGCTCACCTGAGTTCAGTGATTGGGTTGGTAAGTCTAAGGTGCGACAAGAACTGTACGTACGTGCTGACCAAGGCTATGACTTTGATGCTGCTAATGAGCTTCTGAGTACTTGGAAGGAACGTCAACAGGTTGTCGATAAAGCTAAGGCTGTTGAGCAAGTAGAACGTAAACAGGCTGTGAAGGCTGCTTCTACGAACTCGGTTCGTGGTAGCGCTGAAGGAGCAGGAAAGAAGATCTATCGTCGTGCAGACATCATGGATCTTATGGTCAAGAATCCTGATCGCTATATGGCGCTACAGGACGAGATCATGCAAGCGTATGCTGATAAACGCGTACGGTAATTTAATCATTTTGAAAGGATACTATCATGGCTTTGGGTTCTAACCACGTTACTAACACCACCGCTGCAACCTTCATTCCTGAGATCTGGAGTGACGAGATTGTTGCCACGTACAAGCGTAGCCTCGTTGCTGCTAACCTTGTCAAGAAGATCAGCTTCAAGGGCAAGAAGGGCGACACGCTGCACATTCCCGTGCCCACCCGTGGCAACGCTTCGCTGAAGGCTGCTTCGACTCAGGTTACCCTGATTGCTGCTACCGAGTCTGACGTTGCTGTTCTGATCGACAAGCACTACGAATATAGCCGCTTGATCGAAGACATCACGGAAGTGCAAGCCCTGGCTTCGCTGCGTCGCTTCTACACGGAAGACGCTGGCTACGCTCTGGCTCGCCAAGTTGACTCCGATGTGATCCAACTGGGTCGTGGCGTTCAAGGTGGCTCTGGCACCAACGCTTACTCTGGTGCTTTCTCCGGCGCTGACGGCACGACTGCCTACGTTGCTGCTACCAACACTGGTGTGGCTGCTCTGGCTGACTCTGCTATCCGTCGTAGCATCCAGCGTCTGGACGACCAAGACGTTCCTATGGACGGTCGTTTCCTGATCGTTCCTCCGTCTAGCCGTAACACGCTGATGGGCATCAACCGCTTCACCGAGCAAGCCTTCGTTGGCGAAGTTGGCGGCAACAACACCATCCGCAACGGCGAAATCGGTAACGTCTACGGCGTTCCTGTGTTTGTGTCTAACAACGCTGACACCACCTCTGGCTCGACTGCTACCCGCATCTGCCTGATGGGTCATAAGGACTTCGCAGTGCTGGCTGAGCAAGTTGGTGTGCGTTCGCAGACCCAGTACAAGCAAGAGTACCTGGGTACGCTGTTCACCTCTGACACCCTGTACGGCGTCAAGGAACTGCGTGACTACGGCGCTGTTGCCCTTGCCGTTCCTGCCTAATCAGTAACTGATTGAGAGACTCCCCGGTTAACGCTGGGGATCTCTTTTATAAATATTCTTAGTTCATGAATTGCGAATGCAATGTAGAATTGAGAATATCTCTAAAAGAGACTAGATAAGGATAACAACATCATGAAATTCAAATGTATTCACACTGGTAATGTCTTTGAGTTTACTCAAGAGCATGACATCAAGACTATGTTGGAACATCCTGAGTACGAACAAGTACCAGAGGTCATTGAAGAACCTAAGCCCAAAGCTGTACGTAAATCTGTTAAGCAATCCGACACTGAGGAATAATACTCATGGCATCTACTATCATCACCAAGAACAGCAGCACTGCTGGTGCAGTTCCTCTTGCGGCTAATCTGACCCAAGGTGAACTGGCTATCAATACTACTGATCGTCGTTTGTACACCAAAGACGCCACTGGTACGGTGGTGGAAGTAGGCTCAGGTACCGCTATTGTCTATCGTGAGAACTTTAGTGGTAACGATGTTACTACCGTGTTCACGATGGCTCATACGCCTGTTAATGAAGACTTGGTAGACATCTACATCAACGGTATCTATCAAAACAAAGATACGTTCAGTGTATCCACCAATGTTATTACCTTTACTGAGGCACCTGTGTCCGGTACTGATAACATTGAAGTCATGATCTGGCAGAGTGCTCCTATTGGTAGCACTGATGCTAACTATGTTAGTTACACCCCAGCAGGCACCGGAGCCGTCGCCACGACTGTGCAGACCAAGCTGCGCGAGACGGTGAGCGTGAAGGACTTTGGTGCTGTTGGTGATGGCGTGGCCGATGACACGGCGGCCATCAATGCGGCTATCGCAGCCTCTAAGGCCGTGTACTTCCCAAATGGCACCTACCTGATCAGCAGCACGATTGGCGACTGGGGGGCCAACCCGATTGCCAGAACGCTCTACGGCGAGAGCCAGGAGCACACCATCATCAAGTCGGCTCCCTCGTGGGGGGCGGGCGGGATGGTCTGGTTTGGTAACAGCACGGGATACGGTGCGCAGTACTGCACCGTGCGCAACCTGACCATCGACGGCCACAACCTTGTCAACAATCACTCGGGCATCGTCTACCAGTCCGCAGGATTGAGCCTTGTTCAGAATGTGACCATTCAGAACTGCGGTCGCGCAGCATGGATGCATGGCTGCATTGACACCGCCATGATCGATTGCAACATCTTCTCTTGCTTTGAGGGTGCGTGGTGGGATGTATATCCGATCGGCACGCCCAGCAGCGCCCAGGACATGACGGTCCAAGCATTACAAACCACACGCGCCAACATCTCGCGCATGTACGGCTGCTGGATTTCGGGTTGCGAGGCAACTTCTGTCTACATCTCTGGAGGCAGTTTCCTGCTGGATGCTTGTACGTTCCAATCGACAACAAACAATGCCCTGTACAACATTATCCATATCGAAGATTCCAACGAGTCCTATGACTACGGTGGCGGTCCGATCATCCAGAACTGCTGGCAAGAAGGCGGGGCCTACAAGTACGCAATTTACGTGGAGAACACTAGGCAGACCCGGATCTTCAACAACCATTTGAACGGCGACTTCGGCGCAGGGACCAACGTGGAAGGGGCGATCTGCCTCGATGCTGCGTCGATCAAGAACGTGTCGATCAAGAACAATTCCATTCGGGGCAATTACGCAGCGACTCCAACAAACGGTCGCCTTGCGAACGCAGCCATTTACATTCCCAATGCCACATACAGCTACACGGCAGACATTGAGAACAACTACATCACGACGAACAGTGTGAATGTGTATTGGGAAGGTCAAACAAGCCCGACAGTAGATCGACGGGTATTGCCACTGTACGCCTCTGTTTCTATTTCAGGGACCACCCCCACACTCGACTTTCAGTCAGCTAACTTTATAACTTCCGTTACTCGTAATGGTGTAGGCGATTACACGTTGACATATAGATTCAATCGTCAAGCCCTTGCTGCTGGAAAATATCCTGTCCTTGTAACCCCGGCTACGAACGGCGGGGGGAATATGTATGCATGTAGCGTTTTGAGCAGCAATACTGGAAATGATCGAATTCAGTTTTTCACGGTCGGAACTGGTGGAGCATTGGCCGACCCGGCAGGCTTCACCATCATGCTGCTCGGCGGCGGCTGGCAGCAAATCTAAAAAGGCGTAATGACCCCCACCCCCAGCATCCTCGCCACCATCCTCCGCTGGCGTGGCTTCCGAGCCATAACGCTGCCGCCCTTCGGCATCTACGCGCTGCCGGAGTGCTGCGGAGATGCAAGGCTGCTACGTCACGAGCAAGCTCACTGGCGTCAATATGAACGCATGGGAGTACTAAAGTTCTACGCTGTATATCTTTGGTACTCTCTTAAGTACGGTTATCGTAATAATCCTATGGAGATTGAAGCCCGTGAGGCAGAAAGACTATCATGACAGACGACGACTTCCGACGCCTTGAAAACAAGGTAGACAAATTAACCGATGCTGTATCTAAGTTGATTCTCGTTGAGGAGCGTCTTGCTAACCAAGGAGAACGTATTGGCCGTGTTGAGAGGGCTATGGCAGTCCTTGAGAAAGACATGAACGACACTAAACGCAATCTAGATCAGTGGGTCAATAGAGGCGTTGGTGTCTGGGCTGCTGCTGGTGTCTTATTCGCTATTGTTCAGTTTGGTGCTAAGTGGTTTAACTAAAGGATACGATCATGGCTCTTTGGAACGAGAAAGACTCACGGTGGGATAATGTTCCAGACGCTGATCTGACATTCTCCGATTATGTAACTAAATTGCTACGTCAACCTAGTACTTTTGCTAGACCAGCCTTTGGTGGGCCTTTTGCGTCTACTGCTCAGCCTGCTCCGGTAGCAGATCAGACTAAGATGGAAGGTATGTTTGAGGAGTACCTTAAAGGTAAACAACAGCCTAGCTCTAGTGCTCCTTTTGGATATGATTCTGAAGGTAATCGACGTACTGCACCAGAGACTAATCTCAGTGATTCTCAGTGGGATACAGTTATGGAGATGCGCAGGCGTGAAGGCTTCTTAAATGACTACGAGAAAGCTAACCTAAAGACTGCTGGCATGGCTTTGATGGGAATGCTGGGAGGACCTCTTAGTTTTGCTCAGTCTGCTTATCGTGCTCAGGAGCCTGCAAACCAAGCCTACAGCATCTTGAATGACCGTATGTTGCAATATGGTCTTGAGAATCCTAACAGCGTGATTAGTCAAGTCTATGGCTATCAAGTTCCCAGCTCAGGCGGGGTTGCTCCTGTAGCACCAGAACCTTACATCACTGGCGGAGCTATTGATTACGGATCTAGTAGTAGTGGTTCTTATGGGGACGGCGCTTATGGCAGCGAAGCTGGCTACAGCAACCAAGCTAACTCTGGGTGGGCTAGTTCAGATTCTTATTCTGGATGGTCTCCTGGTAGCTCTACGGACTGATCATGAGACACTCCATTGGCCTCACAATTCCAGCAGCTACGTTGACTACAATGTTCACAGTGCCTGAAGGCTATGTTGCCGAGATGGACATGATGTACATTCATAATAAGTCTGCTACCAATAAGACTATTGATGTTTACTGGCAACACGCTCATGACCCTACGCATCAGATCTACATCCTTGATGACAAACTCTTGAGCGCTAAAGACTATCTTCAGTTCAGTGATGGAACTGTTGTCTTGCAAGCTGGAGATGCCTTGAAAGTCTTGACTGAGACGGGCAGTGACTACACAGTGATTGTCACCTTTGATCTACGTAAAGAGAAACCACTGTATACCTTCTTGAACGCCTAAGAATAAGGAACTCTTATGAATTACCTTCAGCTAGTTAATTCAGTTCTCCGACGATTGC